CCAAGGTAAATTCGGATTATCTTGAACATCTTGCCATGTAATATTCGAATGTCTAGATAATTCCCACCAATTCCATTGTTTAGTTCTGTTTTTTTTCACTAAATCAATGAGTCGCATAATCTACAATCCTTATACAAAAAACAAATTCGTTTTAAACTTTCTCGTCCCAATCCATACCATAATATTCAATCCACTTTTCCACTCTGTGTGGTGCGAATACCTTTTCAATCAGTTCTTTCCTAATTTTATCAGACCGTTCTTTCGCTCTACGTTTCATAACTGGTAATGGAAAGTTGTATTTGCAAAATTTATTGTGAGATAAGTACTCCCAATTCCAAGGATTGTCTGTATTTGCTTGAACAATTTCCATTGTAATATTCGGATTTTGAGATAAGCACTCCCAATCCCAAGGCTTGTCTATATTTGCTTGAATAATGTGCCATGTAATATTCGGATTTCTAGATAATCTATACCAACACCAATGTTTGTCTGGATTTGCTTGAACAATGTCCCATGTAATATTCGGATTTTTAGATAATCTATACCAACGCCAAGGTTTATCTGGATTTGCTTGAACAATGTCCCACGTAATATTTGGATTTCCAGATAATCCATACCAATCCCAAGGCATGTCTGGATTTGCTTCAACAATGTTCCATGTTATATTGGGATTGCAAGATAATCCATCCCAATTCCAAGGCTTGTCTTGATTTGCTTGAACAATGTCCCATGTAATATTCGGATTTTGAGATAATGCATCCCAATTCCAAGGCTTGTCTGGATTTGCTTGAACAATGTCCCATGTAATATTCGGATTTTGAGATAATATATACCAACACCAAGGTTTGTCTGGATTATTTTGAATAATGTCCCATGTTATATTTGGAGTTGCGGATAATGCCCACCAATCCCAAGGTTTGTCTGGATTCGCTTGAACAATGTCCAATGTTATATTCGGATTTCCAGATAAGTACTCCCAATGCCAATCTTTATCTGGATTATTTTGAATAATGTCCCGTGTTATATTCGGATTCATAGATAAGTATTCCCAATGCCAATCTTTATCTGGATTGTTTTGAATATCCTCCCATGTAATATTTGGATTTCTAGATAATGCATACCAATTCCAATTCTTGTCGGGATTCGCTTTTACTAAATCAATCAAGCGCATAAAAGATACAATCCTTATACAAAAAACAAATTCGTTTTCGTTATATTAAGGATTTTCATATAACTGTGGATACATAAACAAATGCCTCGCGAAACTTTGCCAAAGGTTGATGAGTCAGGTGACACTATTGATTATCTTGAGGAAGACCCTGAAATTCCTACACAGCGATACTCTATTATTTCATTTTTGTCTCCTGAGAAGATTATTAAGCAGAAGCAGGAATTCTTTAACGAAAAGTTTGTGGAATGGCTTGAGTATGATTGGAAGATTAAAGGGATGGAGCATTTTATGGCGTTCCTTGCGAAGAAGTATAATTTGAAGGTTGATGAATTGTTCAAGGACCTTGAGGAATTTACTAAAATTCATAATGATGAAATTAAGAAGACCGATATTCGTGAGCAATATGAGGTTTTTCTTTTGAAGAACGAGAAGGATTTGGAGACTCAATTTACGGAGAAAGTTGATTTCCGAACGAATGTCCGCGGTGTGAAGGTTCGCCGTGTATTTTCTGAACTTGGAGAATGTCAGCAATATGCGCGAGTTCTACAGCGCCGTTACCCGAATGATAATTTGTATATCGGGAAAGTTGGTGCTTGGTTGCCGTGGGATCCGTCGGAGCACCGTATGCCGGAAGTTGAGTATGCTGAGAAGGAATTGAATGAACTTATGCGCAAGTATAAGGAGAATGAAGTAAATAAGGAAATCTTTTTTGAAGAAGAAAAAGCTGAGAAGATTCGGGCCCAAAAAGAGGAAAATAAGCGCCGTCAGCAAGGGCTCAAGGACGCTGGATTGGCAGATACAAACGAGGTATCTCAATCATTGGACGTCCCAGTACACCCATCGGAGGGCGCTATTCGCGAGTAATAAATATCTTTTGATCCCATACGAATATAATTATTATGAATGAAAAAAGATGCTATACTTGTTCAGAATCATGGGCATGGTGGGAGAGTTTATGTAATTGAGCAAGTTACTGAAGACTGTTTAATTAATTAAAATTTTCACGCATTGAAACCGGTATACATTAATGAAGGAACGTTTAAAATGTTATGATCCACGCGGAGATGTAGATATGAGACCAACAATTTCTGATAGGATATATGATTTAATTGATGATAAAGTTAAATATGTGGCGGAATTCAAACCAGACACATTTTTTGAAAAACTGTTCCAACCGCGGTATCCTAGGAAGATTGCAAAATACGTAAAAACTCTGTCTGAACGCCAAAATACCAGTGAAGAAGTTCCGCTACTACAAACCACCCAAGAAGAGAGTACCAAATTGAAATCCCAGTAAAATAAGAGAATATCAAAGCGAGTCCAATAGTTCCCAAAATATCATACAACGCGAATCCAAAAATTCTCGTTGCATGAAATCCTTTTTTCGGTTCACCAAAACTATGTTTGTTCATTATATTAACTAGACTTTTTTACATTGACCCATGGTCCGGAATTCTTTTTCCGCATTCCTTCGGGTGTAAATTCGTCTTGCGCAAGCATAGAGCTTGTGAATGGTTTATTATCTACCCAAAGGGAATCATCGCAAAGTTTAAATTGCGGATGTTCTGATGCTTTATACCAGAATACTTGGTCTTCTAGTCTATTTGATTGAACTCCATTGCATATGACTAGGCATTCATAATTTTCAGTGCATTGGTCCATGAATTGGCAAAACATTTCAAATGTTGGAAACATTCCTGCGAAATTTTCATAAATTCTTCTACGATTTGAAATACCGGTTTCTCGCAAAATAAATACGAAATCAATGTTTGTTCGCAAATTTGGGGTTACACCTAGCGGATACTGCATTGTAATCAGTGTTACCATGTCGATATGACGTCCGTTCATAAAAACATAGCGAGTAGATTCTTCTCGAATCCATGATGAATCGTAAAGGCAATCATCTAAAACTAAAAATGCGCGTGGGTCTATATTAGAATTTCCAGCACGTGTTCTTTTTTCATGTTCGCGGGTTTGTTTAACGGAAAGTTGGCGTTTAATGGCGCTCATGACAATATCTGGCTTGTATTTGTCGTGAATCAGCTTTGCCGGAACAATATCTTGGAAGAATGGGTTCGCAACTTCTGTTCCTGAAATGACTGTTCCAATTGGAAAACATGCTTGTGTATGGAACAAAATATCTTTTAGTAAAAAAGATTTACCGGTGTCTTTCTTACCGATTAAAACAATCATAGGCGATTTATGGGAATCTATAGCGCAACGACTTACTATAGTATCCATGTTGAACTTTTTAATTTGGAAGTTCATTCTTGAGTTTACCGCGTGAAGATTTTAATTTATGCTTTAACACAATCATATAATGGTGAAAAAGGGGGAACTTCGCACAATTCCTGTAAATCTGTCTCTTCATAAATATTCTTTGGACGAATTGAAGCGAGAAGCTGAGAGGGAATGGGGTATACAAAATTTACAGCCTTTTTTTCCGTCACTTGAAAAGTTATTTAAAACAGAAAATAAACCGAAACCGCTAGAATATGGGATTCAATTTTCTGATGAAATCCACAGTATTATCAGTAAGCATACAATTCGGACAAAAAGCGGAATTAAATCCATTCATAACAAAGTTAGTATGGTTTTAAATTCATACAAGTTTATTCAAGAAGATTATGGAAAAATAGGTCTTCCATCAACAAAAGAGCAATCCGAAAGTATTTATCATAAATTTCAAAATCCGAATAATTCCGCGTATATTGGCTCTCTTTTTTCCGCATTATTGAGTGAGTCCAGTTGTCCTAATTTTCCGAAGGTATATGGTATTTTCTTGGGAACCGCGGTAAAGCATACGATTGATATTTCAGATGATTACGAGGAATTATGCGAGCGTCCATGGTTTACACAAAATATTGGCAAAACATTTGATTTGAAAATTTCAGAAGAGACCGGCAATATATTTAAGCACACGCGAACATCAAAACTAGAGCTTAATTTAGGGGATGAAATGACGCTTGATGGTGTTGAAGAGTTGGCTGTTGAGCGTATTGAAGCGGAGCCATCGTCTCTTCAGCAAATGTTTAAAGAGCAAAAATCTGATGATAATATTTCAGACAGTTCTTCTGTTTCTACTTCTTATTTCTTTGATGTTCATTCATGTGATTGTGAGGAGGATGATCTCGAGGATGATGTGGATGAGGAAGATACTGAGCCATTCGCGTGGGCTACGTTTTCAAATGTGCCGGTTCAAATTACTGTTATGGAACAATGTGAGGGAACCATTTTCCAACTATTCATGTCATACAATGACAACGAAAAACACATTGCTTGGTTGACTCAAGTTATTTTGGCGCTATCATTTGCTCAAAAGAATTTTGGATTTGTGCATAATGACCTTCATGCGAATAATATTATGTATGTTTCTACGGAAAAGGAATTTTTATACTATTCTATGAACGGCCAATTCTACAAAGTTCCCACGTATGGATATATCATTAAGATTATTGATTTTGAGAGAGGGACCGGTTCTGTAAAAATTATGGGAATGAAAGAGCCTAAATTTTTCATGAGTGATCATTTTATGATTTCAGAAGAGGCTGGAGGTCAATATAACACTGAACCATATTTTACAAATAAATTTCCAAATGTTCGTCCGAATGCGTCGTTTGATTTGGCGCGATTCGCTACTTCAATGTTTTGGGACTTATTTCCAAATGGGCCGACGTGCGAAGAATATAGTAAAAACCAAATATTTCAATGGTTTACGAAATGGATGACAACAGAAGATGGCAAATCGGTCTTATTCCGCGATGATAAGAGTCGCCATGATAGATTTCATTCATTTCATCTGTATAAAGCCATTGTTCGATTTTGTAAAAACGCAGTTCCATCTAAACAACTGCAAAATAGTCCTTACATTGTAATATCTGTTTCAGGAGAAACTGTATGTGTCATTTAGTGAAATAAGAAGTTACATGATTTTCAATCTTATTTTTCGCATCATGCGTGTATGTATAATGTTGTAATATTGCATTTTCAAATCCAGTAGCTGAATATAATACATTCATATTTTCCGGAAGTTCAAATACATCAATGTTCTGCGATTCAATTTCATCATTTAAATAATACTGTTCATAACTTGGTTTATATCCCGGAGCATATTTATCAAATATAGTTTCAGTAAAATTAGAATATGTTTTTGGTATTCCAATCAATCCGCCATTATATTTAAATGATGGACAGTATTTATCATTTGGAAAGTATTTAGCATGAGAATCCCACGCTAAACATAATCTATTCATATTAAACGCTTTTATAATTTCTACATCCGGATTACTAGGTAGAAGATCTAAATCCCAACATATAATAAAGTCATAATTAGGTAATATTTTATGCGCTAGAAGTTTAAACCAAGATGGGTGTGAACCTCTAGTGTCAATATTTGATGGAATGTGTTCTATGAAATAATATTCAATAGAATGTTTATTAAAATAATGTGATAAAACCTTTTTTGAATTTTCTGCGTAAAAAGGATTTCCGATTGATAAGATCATAACACACCATTTAAATACCATTTTAATTATTTAAAGCATGGTTAAATTATTTTGTATGGATGCGCACATTTCTGTAATAGCTGATTTTAAAAGTGCAAATCCTGATATTGAAGTTATTGATTGGTGTTTATCGCAACATTCGTGGGTAATGAAGCGGAGTATGGATGTTCCTGAAATCATTCATCAATATTCATGGGATGTAATTAATGAAACTATGATAAAGCAATTTCAAGATGTATATGACGAATTTCTAAAACAATTTGATGGTTTCATTACCTGTCATGTACCCGCATTTGCGATGATTTATGAAAAGTATAATAAACCAATTTTAATGATTAATACATGTAGATTTGATTTGCCATTTTGTCAAACAAAAGATTATCGTATGCTTCAAGTATTTAAAGATTCTATTATGAGAATGAAGGATAGAATTACAATTGTTTCAAATAATCTTGGAGATCTTGAATATACACGACGTTGTGTAGGAATTACTCCGCTGTATAACCCATCTTTATGTTTGTATACAAATGTAAAATATACACCGACAAAAGATACATTTTTATGTCATTCCGGATCAACTCCGGCACATCCATTGATTACACAGCGGTCTGAATTGGGTTCACGACATGAATGGAGTGACGTAGTGTCCTATAAAGGAATTATACATGTTCCGTATGAAATTAGTACAATGAGTATGTTTGAGCAGTTTACGGCCGGATGTCCGCTGTTTTTTCCATCAAAGGAGTTTTTAAAATCAGACCCAAGTAATCTTATAACTATACGATCATATGGGGGGCAATCTGACCTATCAATAAATGACTGGATAGACAATTCAGATATGTATCATATATTTCAATCACTAAACACATACTATTATAATTCAATTGAACATTTATACGTCCTATTAAATGATTTTAAGTATGTAGATGACACAGAATTTCGTCAAAAATACATTGAAACTGTAAAAAATAATTGGAAAAAAATATTTAAAAGCTAGGAGTTCCTACAAACATTTCTTGAACTGCGGGAACGGTTTCCGCAACAGTCTTGGTAACTTCTGGAACATCAACGGAGGTTGCGAATACAACGCCGGACGTAATAAGACCGCCAAATAGAGACAATTTCAAAGCATCTTCCCATAGAATTGGTGCGCCAACTGATTTACGCTCTAAAGCGTAAATAATGAATGTAACTAGGGCAACTGCTATGGAGGCAATTATCATAGCATACATTTTATAGCGAGTAAGAGTGAATCTTTACAAATTTAGAACGAGCTCGCCACTTGGTTCCAATTCCACTTGTTCTGAAATTTGTGGTGGTGCCGGCGTAGGAGCTTCCTCGTCCAAATTCTCATACTGTAACTCCGCAGTTTCGTCGCTAAGATGAATTTTTGGTTGCTCTTCTTCTTCAGAATCTTCATCATCATCTTCTTCTTCAAATTGAACAGCGCCCTTCTTTTCCTCTGCAAACGTTGGTAGTTCGGGAGTTGTTTCCGGCTCTTCAACGAAATATTGTTTCGCAATAGCCCCCCACGGAATAAACGAAGAAATAACCGTGTCAACCATAAGTTTGATTCTATTATTAATTTCCTGACGGTTTCTAGCTTCTATTTCAGTGGGAAATTGGGAAGTTTTAAATAAAAATGCAACCTGCCACAACTCTCGCGCTGCGGAAATATACAGTGTATGAATAAATTTTGAGAGAGACGGCCTTTCAAAATCAATCTTGATTTCGTTTGATGTCCCGCGGTAACGAATTGAAGCAAACGCCTTCATATAGGCCAGAAATACTCCCATAAGAAGATCATCCATATAAGAACATTTGCTAACCTTTAGTATTCTTTCAACTTCCGTAGAAAGAGTCGAATCTGACCACTCGGGAATGCGTGTTAGCATATTCTGAAATGTTCTTAGAACTTGATCCGGTTGCCCATTTCGCTCACACAATTCGTTCGCGGAATTATAAATACTCCAAAATCCTTCAGAAACCGGAGAAACTAGAAGACCAGTAAGATGTTCTTGTAAATGTGTCTTGGCAAATGCAGTATCACCCATTTATTACACAAATCTATATTAATATATCAATTTTAACGAAAACGAATTTTTTTAAAATATGACTTGATTTGTCAACGCGTAAAAAATAAAAAGCTATCCGCGTGAATGTCTAACTTTAAAGAAATTGAAAAAATTTTAAAAAAGGTTGAGCATCTTCACCCGCATGGCAATTTTATTGAAAAAATGCGCAAAATTTATGAGGAAGAAAGAATTCTAGGTATAATTAGATATCTAAACAATTGGCAAACTCAAGAGCACAAAACGAAGCGAATTGATCCAAAACATAGATGCTACGGAATATTTTGTAAATGTCCAACAGTAGCATATGGTGTCGCAAATTGTGTTTTAGCAGTTGTTCATAAAATTGAATTCTAAAAAACGGATTCTTTTTCCATTATGAAAGGAATTTCAGAACGAAATGGAGATTATCACAATTATCGCTGAGAAGTACGGCTTCAATGCTGAGGAGGCACTTGCTTATTACGAGACAAAGACCGGCGGTGTTAGTCCAACAAAGTCTAAGAAGCGATCAACCGAAGAGAAGCTCAAGGATGATATTGCTGAGTTAAAGGAGAAGATTCCCGCAAAGAAGGGAAAGCTACTTGAAAAAGCTAAGCAAAAGCTCACAGAACTTGAAACCAAGCTCAGTGAGTTAACGAAGAAGAAGGCTCCGGCTCCGGCTCCGGCTCCAGCCCCAGTCGTCCAAGCTCCGCCCCCAGCTCCAGTTCCGGCCGAGCCGGCAGAAGAAAAGCGAATTAAGCGGATGACGCCGACCATCACAAAGCAACTCAAGGAAGAGTTGAATAAGGTTGGTCTTGAGGTTGATGACAAGGTAAAGAAAGAGTTTACAAACTATGTGAATTCCTTGGACAGCGAAACGTGGAAGGCTGGTGGTCTGGCCGACCATATCCGCGAGTTTGTGGATTCAAAGGCTCCTGCGAAGAAGGAATTGACAGTAGAAGCGTCCGCTGATCCGAAGGTGATGAGCCTTGACGAGCTTAAGAAGATTTCGCTTCTTACAGAGGTTGATACACCGGGTGTATACTGGAATGGCGACGATGGAGTGTTTGTAACAGGTCCTGCGGACGAGGAAGATGAGGACATGAAGAGTGTTCACAATTTCAAGGATGCGGACTATGTTGTAGGCGAGAAGAGTGGACGAGTATACCTAGTAGGGCCTACGAAGGATGTCTTCGCGGGATTTGCTGGAATTGGGAAGTTTAAGAATATTCCGGCCTAAATAATATTATTTGAACTAAATACTCTTATGAAAAAAACTATTTGCGGTAATAACCAAAATGAGAAAAAAGGAATAAAAAACGCAAGAGCTCCAAATAACATTGGAGAAATAAAATTATTTCCAAACTCTATAGCCGAGAACACGGATAGAGCATGGAGATAAATTCCAAAGAAATATGCTAAATTTTTTGCTAGAATTCCAAAAAATGACATAGCGTGTTGTGACGGCGTTTTATTGTCCGGTGAACTTATAGCCGGCGCAGAAACACTAAATTTTTTTCCATCCACAACACTTTGTGAACTCGAGGCCCCATTAATCGTATATTGAACCTCAAGCGATTTTTGTTTACTGGGATTTGGGTCCGGAATTCCAACAGCTTTGGGACTTACAATGATATTGATTGAACCATTATAAATTTGATCTTGTAAAGCATTTGTAACATCTGTAAAGTTTCCTGAATATCCGTATTCCGCTTTTACAATCTTTAATCCATCAGCTTCGCGCGCCGGAGGTGCATTTATAATCACTGAATTTCCATCCTTTTCCGTAAGAGTAGTTGTCGCGCCACCGTTAATCGTGTATGTTAACGTAAGTGTTTTTGTTTGCCCCGGAGCGGGGTCTTGGACGTTTAAAGCATCTGGAGTTACAACAAACGATAATTTCCCTTCTGATATATGCGAATTCACCGCATTTGAAACATCAACTGTTTGAGAACCAACACCATACAACGCCTTTGAGATAGCAATTCCAGACATTGTTCCTTATTATGATGAGAATACGACATTTGCGACGCCACCAATAACTCGTAAGAAATTGTATGATTCTACATAGACATTCGTTATATATGTATAATTGAACGTTTGATTTCCGCTTTTATTAATTACAGTAATGATGTCGCTTGGAGAATATAACAAATTTCCAAAAGCGTCTGTTGCATTCGGATTTACTACTGTTGGATTAGGATTTCCGGCCGTTGATTTCAATATACATACCTGTGTCTGCGGTTGAGAAGATACTGCAAATGTTGGTTGAACATATGAATTTCGAAGTATCGTTTTATTAAATTGTGAACCATTCAGTTGTCCGGACGGTTGCGTTGTGTGGTGATCTAGCGCAAAAGAATATTCGTAAATTCCTGATAAATCGGTGGATCTTCCGGTCTGAAACCTATACAGTTGTAGTTGATTAAAAAATGGTGTTTGTTTATATCCAAATCGTTCCTTTCCGTCCAAAATCACACTTGACTCTAACAAAATATCGCGATTTGTTATATTTGTTGATTGGGCGTTTCCCGACGAATACCATGGCGTCATTCCGCTTAATGATGTCGAGTCAATGGGTGGTTTATGTGGGTCATCCCAGTTTGTGTAGTTATCGAAATCATTCATCTGATATCGGTCATTTCTCTGCGATACCCAAACAATTCGAGTGCATAAATTTCGCATCGTCATTTCAATGTCGTTTCCTGCGCCATACTGTCCTTCTTTTCTAACATAATCTACCTGCGGAATAATGAATGAATGATCTGTCTTCGCAATGTGAGCCATTTCTTGATCTGTAAGAAACACGTAGTTGCATTCCATGAATGGATTTAAATTCCATAGCGATAGGGATGGGTTTGTCGGGACAGTTGGGTCAACGTATGTTGGCGGTGATAGAAAGTGGGGGATTTGAAATAAACTATTTGAGGAGTCCGGCGCAATGCGTTTTCCGTATGTCGGTGAAAGCGGATTGACATCTTTCACTGTGAAAAGTTGATACATATTTTTAAGTTCTACAACAAACTGGCATTCCGAATATTGAAGAGCTACAAGCGGTAATGCGGACCCAATATCTTCACAAAACCAGAAGTGAAGCGGAATAGTTAACGTTCTACCCGCAATACTTGGAGCTGACTGGGATGTAGATGTTGAAATAGCGTGTGGATATTGATTTATACGGTCATATGCGTTGGCCGGATCATACAGTTCGGGGACATTTCCGACCATTTGGTCAAGTAGTGCCTTTTTGTTGGCATCAAACTTTAGAGTAGCGTATAATTTCATCCATTCGCCGGTATGGCGGACAATTTCTTGTCCATTGATTGTGATTGCAACATAATTAATCATGTTATAGCCAATGTTCTTTATCCATTGAAATTCGTAACCAATCGCTGTAGAACTTGAACTAACGGATGATGGCAATGTTGTTGCTGGAACGACCGGTGAAAATATGTCCGGAAGTTGGATATTTAAATAGCAGTCGTGAAGCATTTGAGCGTAAGGTTCAATGCGGGCGCGCAATGTTAGAGACCCATATTGTGGAAGATTAATGTTTGTAGTTTTGAAGTATAATCGAAAGTGTTCCATCGCGAAATCAGTGTGACGTTTGTATACAGAGCGGAAGTGTGTGAAAGAAGGATTTCCATTTACAAGTTGGTCTTGGGCGCCTTTGCCCACGAGTTGCATTAATCCGCCAGTCATTCCTATTTATATTGTCTCGTTTAAAGATTCAGTGTTTCTTCCACATGAATTAGCAAATGGACCTCGCATATGTATCGTTAGCGGTTATAGCATCAATGGTTCTCGCTTTGTCTGGGCTGATTGCTTATTTGTATTGGCAAAATACACGTATTCTCCAACAGCTTCAACAGTTAGCATTAGTTGTTGCGTCGCATCTGAATGAACAACAGCCTCTTCCAAAACAAGAACCGGTCCCCGAGCCAGCCCCCGAGCCTGTCCCCGAACCTGAGGCTGAAGAGGAAGAGGAAGAGGAAGAGGAAGAGGAAGTGGATGACCGCGTGGAGGTTGTTGAGGGTCCCCCCGCAGTTGATGTTGATGATTTACATTCTAAGACTGTGAAGGAGCTCCATGAAATTCTTACAAAGAAAGGCATTCCATTTGGAAAACGCGATGCTAAACCAGTCTTAATTCAGCTACTCAAAGCAACCGCGTAAAACGAATTGTTTTTTTACAATACAGTGTATATTACGCTAAAATGCGCTTGATTGATTTAGTAAAAGCGAATCCCGACAAGGATTGGTATTGGTATGCATTATCTGAAAGTCCGAATATTACATGGGAAGATGTACAAAACAATCCAAATTTATATTGGAATTGGAATGGATTATCTCAAAATCCGGATATTACATGGGAGATTGTTCAAGAAAATCCAGACAAAGATTGGGATTGGTATGTATTATCTATGAATCCGAATATTACATGGGACATTGTTCAAGCAAATCCAGACAAGCCTTGGAATTGGGATGGATTATCTCGAAATCCGGATATTACATGGGACATTGTTCAAGCAAATCCAGACAAACCTTGGTGTTGGACGTACTTATCTATGAATCCCAATATTACACCAGACATTGTTCAAGCAAATCCAGATAAAGATTGGAATTGGCGCGGATTATCTTTAAATCCGAATATTACATGGGAGTTTATCAAAGCAAATCTAGATAAAGATTGGGATTGGCCTTGGTTATCTGGAGATGCAAATATTACATGGGAGTTTGTTCAAGCAAATCTAGATAAAGATTGGTGTTGGAGGTACTTATCTTTAAATCCGAATATTACACTAGACATTGTTCAAGCAAATCCAGACAACCCTTGGAATTGGGTGTACTTATCTATGAATCCGAATATTACATGGGAGTTTATCAAAGCAAATCTAGACAAACCTTGGAATTGGTTTGAATTATCTGAAAATCCAAGTATTACATGGGACATTGTTCAAGCAAATCCAGACATGCCT